CTATGATTAAATACAAAGATTATGCTATAGTGTTTGAAGAAATGCCACATCATGTATCTCTTGCAATAAACATCACAAATTGTCAAAATAATTGCATAGGATGCCATACACCCGATTTACGTGAAGACATTGGTAAAGAACTAACAATAGAAGAAATTGATAGGCTGATAGAAGAGAATTGGGGAATAAATTGCGTAATATTCATGGGTGAAGGTAATGATGTTAAAACACTTTGCAAATTATCTCAGCATGTTAGAGAAAAGTATTGTTTTGGCTCTATAAGCGACCTAAATGGATTTAGAATTGTTACATGTCTTTATTCAGGACAGCCAAAGATAAAAGATTATATGAAAGAAAATTTTGATTATATCAAAATAGGCCCGTATATCGAAGAGTTTGGCCCATTGAATAAGGAAACAACAAATCAAAGGATGTATAAGGTTTTTACAACCGAAAAACTGATTGATGTGACAAAAGAGTTTTGGAAATAAGTTTTTGTTTTTCTTTTACATTAATTGTCTTTTTTTTATAATTTAATAAAAAGTTATGAAGAAAAGGCTTATTTTTTTTATATTTGTTGATGTAAAATATAAAGATACAAAATTTTATGATTTGCATTTGTATAACCTTGAAAAGTATATAAATTGCTTTGATTGCTGCACATTTCATTTATCATTAAAGGAATTTACTGAAGAAAACCTGAAATTTGCAAATGAAATAATTCAAAAAATAACATTGTTCGCAGCCGATAAGGATTTGGAATTTAAATTTCGTAAAAATACTGTTTTTAGGGAGGCAGAATGCTTTGATGAAGAGGTTATTTCAAGAATTAATAATGAAACAAAGGAAATTGTATTTTTTGCTCATGCACGTGGATTGTCACATGGAATGAATGAATCCGATTTGATGTGGATAGCATCAATGTATTATTTTAATTTAGGATTTATGTCTGAAATTGATAGGCATTTTATTGATGTATCGTCAAGACCACAAAAAATATTCTATGGGTTTCCATTTTCTGATTGCGATAAATTTCGTGGAGAAAAATTTAATTGGTTCTATCCTGGCACCTTTTATTGGGTAAAATGTGATTCTGTAAAATATTTTTCTGACATATTTTCACTACCATTATATAAAAAACATGATAGATGCTTTGCGGAAGACTTCCCTGGGTGTTCATTTCATCCTGATTTTGCCGCAACTCATAAAGATACAATGGTTAATGAAAGGTACTTGTTTGGGGTTAATTTTAAAGGCGCTATAAAAGAATATTTTAATAAAATTGGTGGTGATGATGGGTTTTATACATATTATAGCGAAATACGCAAAAATTTAGGTATTTAACGATTTGACAGTAAATAATAGATAGCACACCTTAAAAAGTGTGCTTTTTTTGTATTTACAATAAGGTGTGCGTGTTTATATTTTTTCAAAAAAATATATGAAAAAAGTAGCAATTTACTGTTTTACATTCACAAAAGAATATGTATGGGATGAAAAAAGTTATATAAATGGCTCTATTGGCGGTTCTGAAATATGGGCAATTAGGTTGTCTGACGAATTAGCTAAAAGAGGATATGATGTCTATGTTTTTGGTAATCCGATAGAAGAACATGATACAAAAAGCGGTGTTCATTTCTTAAAAAACGAAAGTTTTGAAAAGTATTGTAATGAACATGTTTTTGAATATGTTATATTAAGTAGAACTGTTGAAAGTTTGAAGTATATAAAAAGCTGCAACAATGTATATTTGATGTGCCATGACGTTGACATTATTGGGTATTATGGAAATTGCATAAACAAGATTAAGAAAATCATGTATCAATCTGATTTTCAACATGAAGTGCTTAAATTAAAATACCATATTCCTGATAACAAATTCTATAGGACATTTGAATGTATTGACCAAGAATTGTATGACAAATACAGCAGCATGGAAAAAACAAACAAAATGTTGTTCTCAAGTGGTTTTGGGCGTGGTATAAGATGGATTGCTGAAAATGTGTTTCCTAAGATAAAAAAAGAAGTTCCTGACTTTGAACTTCATATTAGTGGATATAATGATGGCGATGTAATGATACATTCATTCAAGCAAGATGGTATTTTTGTACATGGGAAACTAAACATAGATGATTATGCGAAAATGCAGTGTTCTTCAAAAATTTGGATTTATCCTTCTCATGGGTATGATTCAGAATTTAATAGAAATAACGAGACATTTAGTATTTGTTGTGCAGAAAACGCATACGCAAAAAATGCTTGCATTTTAGGTAAATGGGGCTGTTTTGCTTCAACACTTGAAGGATATAATGGGTTTGTCGGTGATAACCTTTTCAACGGGATTATTGAGCCTATGGAATATGATAATCTTGCAAAATTTGCGGATGAATTAGCAGACGATGCCATAAAATGCCTTAAAGATGAAGAATATAGGTTATCAAAAGTTTCTTCATCATATGAAATAAGTAAAAAATATTCAATAAGTTCACTTTGTGATAATATTGAAACTATGTTTTCAATTGAAGACGAAAAAGAATTGAAAGTTCTTATTTGCTGCATTGGAAGACTTGAGAATAGATATATCAGGGAATTTGTTGAATATTACAAGGGCCTTGGCGTGACAAACATATGCTTATACGATAATAATAGGGATGGCGAGGAAGATTTCCATAATGCTATTGGTGATTATATTAGCAACGGATTTGTTATCTTAAAAGATTACAGGAATATAACCGTTCCATGCCAATTCAGGGCGTATGATGAATGTTATGCCGAATACGGCGATAAATACGATTGGATTGCATTTTTTGATATTGATGAATTTTTATTTATGAATCAATCGCATAGTATTAAAGATTTATTATCGGATAAAAGATATGATGGGTTCAATATGATTCATTTTAATTGGCTAATGTTTGGCGACTGTGACATGGTTTACAATGACGGAAGACCTTTGACTGTAAGATTTACAACACCGTTGAAGATTGATGCGCCTTCAGAATATGGGTTCCCTGAAACATTCCACATAAAATCTGTTATAAGAGGTGGCCTTGGTAAAATAACATTTGGGCCAACACCTCATACTGTTACTGATGTTGACAAATGTTGTAATTCGTTTGGTATAGCATGTGACCCAAAATCGCCATTTTGCCCATATGATTTTAGAGTTGGTGGACTTCTTCACTTTTCAACAAAAACAGCAGAGGAATATGCAAACAAAGTAAATAGAGGATTTTGTGATGGTAATCCGAACACAAAGAAATCACTTGTTGAATTATTCTTTAAGAGAAATAAGATAACAAAAGAAAAGGTTGATTTATTCAAAGAGAAAACAGGCGTTGATGTAAGTTATTTGCTACCTTATGATGGTAGAAAGAATGATGATGTCAAGATTTTCTCACTATGTTATCAAAGAAAGAATTTCAAGTTTTTAGATGATGCCGTTGTAACTCCTTTACAAGTAGGTGCTGCAAATAACCAAAGCGTATGTGAACTGAAGGATAATACAGGCGACAATATCTCAGTCGGTAATTATTTTTTCATTGAATCAACGGGTACTTATTGGATTTGGAAAAATGTTAAAGACGCAAAGTACAAAGGACAAATGCAATATAGAAGACCACTTGAAGGTGTTAATGAAACAATGGATTTTGATGATATTTTCAGTAAGTACGATGTTATAACTTGTAAACCGTTTAATCATCCTAAGAACAGTTTGCCGACAAAAGAGCAACCAATGTGTATTCCTGCACAAACAGTAGAAGAGGGCTATAGGTTTTCAAATTGTATTGATGATTTGTATATTTTGGAATTGGTAATTAAGCATTATCATCCTGAATATGCGGATGATTACGATAAATACATAAAGAAAGGTGAGAACCTTTATTATTCAAATGGATTTATTATGAGGTCAGAAGATTTTGATAGATATTCAAAATTCTTGTTTGATTGCCTTAATAAGTATTTGGAAATGGCAAATATTAAAAATTTCGATGACTTGTTAGACCATGTAAAATATAACCTTGAAACAGGTAAATATATACGTTATGAACGTGAGCCTGCTACTGATGCTGCTATTAAATGGCAAACGGAAATAGGCGGTTTCTTGTCAGAAAGAATTTGGACATTATGGCTTCAACATAACTTTAGCCATGATAGGATTTATGAATTGCCATATATAAAGATGGAAAAAAATATGTACACCTAATATGATAAAAATAGGGTTTTCTGATTTTTTGGGCTATAAAGACAGTCCATTTGATTGGTTCGAGATTGATGAACGTGGTTTTATCCGTGAAAAAACGCTCTAAAACTATTTATTTAAGAAAAAGATAATTTAATGGCTAAACATCAAAAATACGGAATAAAATATCCATTTACATCAAATAATGACGATAACATTTTTCTTGATGTGAATGATACTGAAGCCGACTATGTAAAGTCTAAGGTTTTACATGTCATATTCACACCAAAGGGCCAAAAAATAAGGGACCCTGAATTTGGTACTGACTTGATAAAATTTATATTTACCCCAAATGATGAATATTCTGCATCTGAAATAAAAACCGAAATATCTGAATCCATTAAGAAATATGTTCCTGAAGTGGAATTTAGAAACTTTAATGTTTTTAAGGATGAAAACAATGAAAATTCAATCATAGTTACAATAGAATATGGTGTTAAGGTTGGAAATAAGACAGAAATAACTACTGTAGGAGTTAAGATATAATGGAAAAAGGTATTTCATATTTAAACAGAACATTTCAGGATTACAAAGAAGCATTAATCGAATTTTCAAAGAAGTATTATCCTGATTTGGCAACATCTTATGATGATGCTTCAGTTGCTTCATGGCAAATTGATTTGGCTGCTGACATTGCCGATAATTTGTCATATCACATAGATAGGGTATATCAAGAAACAAACATTGACAGTGCGCAAGAAAGGGCATCATTATACGCAATAGCAAGAAACAACGGCGTTAAAATTCCAGGGCCTAAAGGCTCAATGGCTGAGGTAAAGATAAGTTGCATACTTCCTGTTGGGGAAAACGAGCCTAATTGGGATGTGGCCCCGATAATCAAAAGAGGAACAAAATTTTCTTCAACATCTCAAACATTTGAATTACTTGAAGATGTTGATTTTGCTCTTCAATATGATGTGAATGGTAACACAAACAGGACTATATTACCAAAAGTAAACACAAACGGTATTATAACAGGATATACAGTTTCAAAACTTGCAGTTGTAACGGCAGGTGAAACACGTGTTTATAGACAAGTTTTACATGCAAGCGACATATACCCATTCATGGAAGTTGTTCTACCTTTTGAGGGTGTTATGAATATTGAATCAATATTGGAAGTTGATGGAACCGACACAAGGGTAACTCCACCACCTTACGGAGATTTCTATTCAGTAACAGATTGTGAAGGTAAGAAGAGATTTTACGAAGTTGATAATCTTGCACAAAATTGGGCTTGGTTGGACCAAGAAAACAATGGAAAACCTGTTATGTACACTTATGGCCAAACAGGATTACCGTACAACAGCAATAGTGAAAACAAGCCTGTATTCTATATAACAAAAGGCGAATGGCGACCAATTGAGAGAAAGTTCGTTACTGAGTATTTGGATAATGGATATATGAAAATCATATTTGGTTCGGGAAATGGAAGTTCATTTAACAATGTAATAGGTCCAAATTCTGATATGGCGCAATTCTCAAGATGGCAAATCACAAGAATATTGAACAATGACAATCTTGGTATTTTGCCTGAAGCAGAACATACTCTGTTTATATTGTACAGAATAGGCGGAGGCACATCAAGTAACGTACCAAAAGGTTCAATTAACAAAATATCAACATTAAATGCTGAATTTAGACGTGGAAGAGAAAATAATGATGAAGTTGCAAACGCAATCTATCAGACATTGAAAGTTGAAAACACAACTCCTTCAGTTTCAGGTAAAGATATTCCAAGTGAAAGTGAACTTAGATATTTAATCAAATATAACAAAGGGGCCCAAAACAGATGTGTTACTGTAAAAGATTACATTGACAGAATTTTAAGGTTGCCACCTAAATACGGGACACCTTTTAGAGTTGGTGTTATGGAAGAAAACAACAAAATAATGGTTTATCTTCTTGGTATTGATGGTGATGGTAAATTGAATGACACTATACCTGTTACATTGATTAACAACATAGTTAATTATCTTTCAGGCTATAGGATGATAAATGATTTTGTTGAAGTGAAAAGCGGAAAAATCATCAATTTGTCATTTGATATAGATGTGATTATTGATAAAAACTATGAAAAGACCGTTGTAATCTCTGACATTATCAGCGTTATCAAAAACTACATGGATGTAAATACAAAATTCATGGGCGATGAAATATATGTCGGCGATATGGAGAAAGAGATTTCAAAAACTGATGGAGTTATAAACTTGATTGATTTCAGGGTGTATAATGAACACGGAGAGGGGTATTCATCTAACCTGATAGGGCAAGAAACTGTACCACCAAATGCTTATGATGACGAAATCTACTATCTTGGTGATGGCGAGTCTGACCTAATTGATATAGAGGCAACAGATGGTATTTTATATAGCGATGGTGATAGCATGTTTGAGGTGAAGTATCCTGAAAAAGACATAAGAGTTAGGATTAAAGAGAAATAACATTAAATCACATGATAATAAAGAAAGAGCGGTAGGTTTATCGCTCTTTTTTGTTTATAATTGGGCCACTTTTTTTATATTATAAAATATAAGAATAACTATTTATTAACGATAACATTGACATTATGGGATGCAATTGTAAAACAAGTCAACAAATATCATATCTTCAACGAAAATACGGAGATAATCAGCCAAAAAGTAAGACAACACATATACGTGAAATGGTTTCAACTACCATAAAGAATATTTTACTTATCATATTGATGATTCCAATTGTGCCTATATTCGGCGTGTTTTTACTTATAAGACCTATTTTCACAAAAAAACCAATTGATATAAAGAAAACTTTCAAAATAAACAGTTAATATGGCAGAAACAAGCAAATCATATAGAATTAGGACCGACATTGGTAAGGATAACACAAAAGATTACATTACCGTTAGTGCTGATTTAATACAAGATTACGACACATTTGAGGTCCTTTCTGTGGATATAAAGAGCAAAGACGCATATCAACTTCATAATTCAAATTATGGTGTTGTTGTTGGCCGTGTTCTTGCTAACAATGGGTTTGGTATTCCAAACGCAAAGATAAGCATATTCATAGAAGCCGACATAAACAATGGTATGGATGTCGGTAATATATATCCTTTCCATTCAAGCGTTGGAAGGGATAAAGATGGCGTTAGATATAACCTTTTACCAAACGAGCGTGTTGACGGTTGTCATCAAGTGGTTGGAACATTCCCAACAAAGAGATATGCCCTTGATAATGATGTCATTTTGGAAGTTTTTGACCATTATTATACATACACAACGAAAACAAACAATTCAGGTGACTATATGATTTGTGGCGTTCCTACTGGGGCCCATACAATTCACATGGACTTGGATTTATCTGACTGTGGCATATTGTCGCAAAAGCCAAGGGATTTCGTTTATAAAGGATATACAATTGAACAGTTTGAAACTCCTACGAAGTTCAAAGGAGGCACTGACTACAATAACCTTAGCCAAATATTCACACAAGACCAAGTTGTGAATGTAAACCCATTTTGGGGTAACAGCGACCTTGGTGAAACCATTGGCGTAAGCAGGTGTGATATTGATGTTAATTTCAAATTTGAGCCTACTTGCGTATTCATGGGTTCTATTGTCAGTGATAATGCATCTAACGGATTTTCTAAAAAGTGTGTTCCTACTGATGCAATGGGGTATATGGATGAACTTGTAACAGGTGAAGGTAAAATCGAAATGATTAGAAAAACTCCTGGCGGTTCTGTAGAGGAATTTTCAATTAAAGGAAACAAACTAATAAACGCAAACGGTGTTTGGTGTTATCAAATACCTATGAACCTTGATTACATGGTGACTGATGAATACGGAAACATGGTTCCAACTGACAACCCTGAAAAGGGTATTCCAACAAGGGCATCTGTTAGGTTTAGAATTTCAATGGATGACAAGGAAGAAAACCCTGATTATTTCTACAGAGCAAAAGTTTTGGTCCCACATAACCCACAGATTGTCAATGGGGTAGAAGAAAACTATGACTATGAATTTGGGTCATATACAAGAGACGAATCTTTCCGTGATTTGTTTTGGAATAATGTTTATTCCGTAAAATCATATATTCCAAGAATACAAAAAAACAACAATTGGAGAAAGGAAAAATTCTCAGGCATTAAGCATTGTAATAAATTTGGTCCTAATAACCCAATGCCATATAATAACATAAGGATTAAGTTGCCTCTTATGTTTATTATCATGTGTGTTATTATAAAGACGTTTATTTTCTTGGTAAAAGTTACTAATACTGTTATTTCGATTATTGGGTACATATTCGCTTGGATTGGAACACATTTAAGATTACCGTTTATAGCATTTCCAAATGGAGGAACTGGTAGTGGGTGTGGACTTTTAAGCGGACATTGGATAGGTGGAACCAGGTGTTTATTTAGAAGTTTAAATAGTAAAGCCCTAAAAATGCATTTAATTGTTCTTAAAGACGGATTATGCCCTGATTTGGAAAATTGGTTCTTTGCTCCAATGTTTTATAAAGTTTTATGCCCTGATAATGATAACACTTGTCTTTTAGAATATAGTGGTACATGCGGCACTAAATTATGGTTTGATTGGTGTGATGGGTGTAACTGTGAATATAATAATTTAAGCCAAGCAGAATATCAGGATTTATTGACTGAAACGGGAGAAACTGAAACAATATCATATAATATTCTTAAACAAACGATTAACTATGTTCTTGGAAGGGAAGAAAATGGTGATGAAGGTGAAACGGATGATAATGGAAATCATGTAAATGGAATAGATTCTGATGACCCACATTCAATAGATGACCAAAACGCTGACCCTGATGATGAAACTCATTGTTTAACAACTAACACTGATTATTTGTTGCCTTGTATTGAAATGAACTTGGCACAAGAATACAATGTAATTAATTTTGATTTTTACAATGATTGGATAAATGGTGTTATTTACAACCCAAGATGGGTTAGGTATTTGAAGAAAAAAACAAGGTTTTTGTGGATTACATGGTCTAATGAAAAAATCAAAGGATGTGTTGATGATACAAGCGTATTCAGTAAAGAAAGGAAGTATGTACAACAATGTTCTATCGGTTATCAAAAGACTAATGTTGATGGCTATGAGATAATAACAAAAGTAGAAAGCCCTCTTAACACTAAAAAAGAAAATCCAAGAAATAAAGCATCTGATTTGGATATTATTACAAAAAAGATAATTAAAGGTAATAATTTTCATAAAAGAGCAGGGTTTACAGTTTCACGTGTTTTCGGAAAACAAGGTGGAATATGCCACCAAGCAACAACAATGAAAGGCCAAAAAGTATATTATTTGAAGCCATGTGAGTTCAAGACAGGCCGTTTTAGAAATAGAAAAACTATTCTTTATGCTACTGATATTATTTTATTGGGTACGTTTAATGATTGTGATTTGAATGGAGTTCCAAAGGCATTCGCACATTTGGTAAGTACAACATACATAATGCCAACAAACCTTGCATTAACAAACATGGATACAAATGGCCCTTTATATGCAACCAACAATGGTACTATATGTGTTGGAAATGATACGGACCAAGGCGTTAATACGGCAAATACGGCAGCAACAATAGTAAGTGGAATAACTGAGGTTGACCAAACTGACCCAAACGTTGGCCCATTGGGTGCTGAAATAAGGTATTACGAAAACTCAGACAACTATAGGATTTCTGATAATGAGTTCTTTAATGATGCAACTGCAAATGATACAATTGCTTTAACTGAAGCAGCAGGCATTTCATGGGATTACACGGGCCCTGGCCAAGGTACTATTAATAAAGACAGAATGTACTATCCTGGCGGTCATTTTCTTGGTTTAACGTGTGTTAATTCACAAACTAACTTGAAGTCTTGCATAAATTTATCAAGAATTTGTGAAATAGGTACAACTATGTCACAAAGGCATGAAGAGGTAAGAGAATTTGGCCCTGATGGGTTTAAATTCACATATACAGCGCCAAGTGGATTTATATCAGGTGATGAGATTTCAGATTCTGATTTTAGGGCGATGTTCGCAACATTAAACAAAAAAAGATTAATTGCAACTAAAAGAAATAAAAAGACAGGATATAGATTTTATGATTTTGAATTTGTAAATCCTGTAAATTTCAACGGTGCTTTTAATGATGTCGTTTATGGCGATTATTTAAGCAATTACAACCCTTCAGTAAATGTTTGGCCTTATAATAGAAATATACCTGTCATAGATGAAGATTTAAGTTTATACGGTGTGTTACTTGGTTATCTAAGGGAAGATTATGACCCTGAAGAATCGGGTAATACACAAACAAGAACAAGGGAAATGGCAAGTATTGATTACTACATGTATAGGTTTGGCATTAGTTATGAAAATTTCAATCCATACAATAATGCACGTAAATTTTTGGTAGTTGATAATTATAATATTTTGCATTATCTCCCTCAATATGAAAACAGTTTTTATTTTTACTTTGGATTAAAACAAGGTGCAACAGCACTTGATGAGTTCATTAAACAGTTTTACGCTGAATGTGATGAGATAAAATTGAAACAATATCCACGTTTGATATTGGCATCAACACTTGATTTCTGCAATGCAACAGGAAACATACACATAATAGTTGAAGGTCTTTCAGCGCCTTATCAATATGTTAATATACGTTGCAAGGAAACAGGTGAAGAATATCAAATTGATGCATTTAGTACTGACGATGAGAATGAACTTAATATTTTATCAATGGAATCTTTCTTCTATCCTGATGGGGAAAATCCTAAAGACATTCCTTTTGGAACATATGTTGTGTCAATAATGGATGCTGATGACATTGAAGTTTCAAATGAAATTTCTCTTGGCGTTGATTTGTTTAGGTATGAATTGACAACTGTTAATTTCACACTACCTGTATATGGTGATGGTATAACTGGCGACAGGAATATGTACCAAGGTGGATTTGCTTTAATCGAAAATTTTGTTTGCGATTATGAAATAGAAGAAGATGTTACATATTCATTTAGATTGTATGAAAATGGTGAATTGATTGGTGATTATGAGTTTATTGAAGACCTTGGATATATTGCATATGGCGTAAAACCTTATTGTTATTATGATTTATGCGTTGCTTGGCGTTGCGAGGGCGGTGATGAGCATGTTTTAAAATTAGAGAATATAATGTTCCTTGATAATAGGGATATTGACCTTAGACTTGGGTATAAGACAATTCATTCAATATCATGCGTTAGTGATAATTTGTTAAGATATATGTCTGAAAACTTTTGGTTTGATACATCATATAACATTAGTGATGAAGGTAATCCAACTGATACTGATAGGTGGTTCTTGAGAAAAATGTTCTTTAAAGAAAGTAATTTAACTGATTTCGATAGTCATGTTTATGCTGTAAGCGGATGTAAAAAAGTTTTATGGGGTGTTCCACAATCAAGAAATAATTATATTGTTTCAAACGGATATAGTCATATTTATTGTTCAGAAAAGCCTCTTGAACTTCCTTCAGGAACTTTTTTGGATGATACAAGAACAATTAAGCCAACATACGGTGTTACTAATTGTGCAATTATTGACAATGAGGTACAAACAAGGGATACTAATGATACTAATTGTACATTCCAATATTGCGCTCAGGCATATAAAGGTACAGATGTTGCAGGTACTTATCATGGAACTTACAGCAGAACAGATGGAATTGTTTTAGAGGATGAATATTTCCATGAAAAATATGGATGCGTCTTTAAGCCATTACCATATGGACAATTGCTTTTCTTGGAATGTAAAAATGTTGATGAGTTAAAATCAGAAATAGACAGTAAAACATTGTCAAATTATGGAGTTATTTACCCAACATTCATATATCCTGTTATGAAACGTCCTTTCTATGGAAACTTTAGTTTGCGCTTGTTTGGTGGGTTTGATGTTAATGCTTATGATTCTAATGGAGATATTACTTATAGCATTGGTTATAAAGAATTTTTAAATAATACACTTGTTGGAATACATAATGGTGTTACCTACAATAAACGCTTTGATTACATTTATTTGTTATCAGCTGATTGGTGGACAGGTGAAGATGTTAGAAGTGCTGATACATATAATATTACATTGACTTCAAATACTGACCGTGTTTTGGAATGCTACATGTATGAACATACGCCATATTGCTTGAATGGAAGTGTATTTCATAAGTATTACGCTTTTGGCGCTACTGAAGGTTATCCAAATCAAGAGACTTGTGGATATGACGCTTCTCCACTTGCAAAAATTATTCATGTAAATGGGCCATATAATTTTTATAATAATTTGTTATATAAGGTTAGTGGTGATGTAATTACGTCATTAGAAAAAATAACGCATGTTTTTGGTGAAGGTAATTCTGATAATGATATAGAATATTACATAGGGTGCTATGATAAAAATAGCAACAACATTGAAATGTTTGTTGAGCCAAATAATAGCACAGATAAAAAATATGCTTATAATTTAGTATCACAAAGTCCAAATAGATATGTCGTTTTATGCAGGTTTATTGAAGATGAAAGAGTACATGAAACAAAATGGTACACAAATGTATTTGTTGATATAATATTACAAGGAACTACAGAATTGTATGTAAAATACAAATATATTGATAATCTTGGTAATAATGCTGAGTATTACGAGTATTTGTTAATTGCTGAAGGTGCTGAATTGTCAACTGTTACACATCCTTATGGTATAAACGAGTTACTTGGGCTTATAGCAAATGGATGTTTGTTTGAAAGAGAGTTATCGGGCCATACAGGTGTTGTTTTGGAAACCATGCCATTTGAACCTGTTATGAATTATACTGTTTTGAATGGTGATGAAGACCAACCTCTTGTTGCATATAACAGAGAGTATTCAGGCCCTGAATTTAAGTCATTCATCCAAAGATTGGTTACTAGGGGTAATTTAAGACCGATAGACTATTGTGATACGTTACAAATTGGGCAAATTGACAGTAAGAAAATATTTGGTATTGGTGTGAAAACTATACCAAGTAGTGAAGACAATGAGGTTGTATCATATGTCTATAAAGTGTATCCTAACCCATTTAGAGATAGGTTCTTCTCTGATGCGGGAGATTATACATTGATTATTTCTCCTGAATTTTATGGATATTATACTAATACTTACAAATTTGGTAAAGGTGCTCATTATAAAGACATTTACATAGATGTCACATCTTATCCATGTATTGTTATGATAACTTTGGAAAATCAAGGTGCCTGGTGTTATTTTGTACATGATGAGATTGCTTGCTATGGCTCTAAAGAAATACAATATGGTGGTAACACAATCCATATTAGATTATATGTGACTGAAAATGATGGACTTGATACAAGAATATGTAATTTAATTATAAGTTCATATTATGGCGGTGTTCGTGATACAGTTTTAATACAAATAGACCAAAATGGCATTAATGATGCAGAACATATACATTTGAGATTTGAGCAAAGTAGGTATCTTACTCAAAACGAATATGAGGCTTTGGTAATAGACGGACAATCATATAGTTACACATTAAGAATTTCAAGTAGTGATTATCCAAGTTTCCAACAAGAAGAGGGCCTTAATATACATTTGTGTGGTGTTGGTGACTTCAATGATGTAAACAGTGGTGTTTTGTATAGGGTATTCCAATGCTATGATGGTAATTATAATCAAACTGTTCCTTACAAAGTTAGTAATCCTTTGTATTTCTATGGACAGACATACGAATACCATTATTCGGCAGGTGCGCAATATGCAATCAACCAATTCCATGCTAACTTTGATACTTGTGAGATTGAGATACCTGAAAATTCACCATTGAATGACTATGTTATAGATACAGAGTTTTTGGAAATATAATAACTAAGTTATGCTTTTTGTATGAATATATTTTTAGAGAAAAATAGAAGTGTATTGTCAAATAACATCGAAAATTACATAGATGTTGACTTGGAAACTAAAAACAGGCTTTTACCTGATGAAAGCCTTGTTGACAACTTTTCCATATATGGCCAATACATCAAAGAAAGGGATGAATGCTGCAATTATAGGGTTATATTGAATGTTAATCCTGTTTGCTCAAACGTGTTGTTTAATTCAATTTCAGAAATCGTTGTAAACGAGGGCTCTGATGATTGCGCATGTCTTAATTTTGAGAATTTTCCGAAAGATGAGTATGCGCCAAATGCAGTGAATACTTTTTCTGACATTACATATAGGCAGGCAATTAAAGATACGGAGTATTCTAACCCTGAATATGGTAAGTTTGTGTACCATTGTGGTGTTGATATTTTCAATAACCATATGCTTAGGAAAAAGACATTTATCCATGTGAACAAATTGGAAGAAAATTATAATGAGGATAAAAAGGTAGTTTACAATACGATTGCTGACTATTTGAGGGATAACAACGGTAGGATTATAACAGAAAACATGGGTATAAGATGGACTGATGGCTCTACTGGCGGTACAATCGAAAAGCATTTATATGATACAAGTTCTTTAGACAATCTTAAAAACGCTTTCTATTCAAGATGCAAAGAGAGTGAAGGATGGTGGGGATTTACTAACCCAGGCACTATAAACATACCAAATTCAGATAATCCCGATGTCACAATAAACGAAATGCTTTCAAATAACAAACCATGTGAGTTTATAGACTTCTATCCTGACAGAACATTGTATTCATTTATACCAAAGTATAACAAAGTAAGACGCAGAATTGAAAACAATTGGGATTTTTGTTTAACATATCCTGCTGATAAGGATTATGATATAATCAATGAAATTTGCGGTGGAAAAAATGGCGAGATTAAAGTAAGGTTCAAAACCGTTACAAACTCAAGCGGTGTCAGATTACTTCAGTGTAGTTCTCTTTTTAAGCATAGTTTCAATAGCGGTTCATATGTCAATTTTTATTTTTATGCGCCAAAAGACGGTAGTGTTCCTGATTTTGTCAATCCTGACAATTTGATTAAACCTCTTGTTGATGACCCTACGTTACTTACAGAGGAAGAACCAATTCCTGAATATGCGGATGAAGATTTGGATTTCCAATTGTATCAAAAGGAGGTTAGAATTTATTCTGTTGGAGATTTGAATGGCAAGAACAGAGACAGAATATTTTCTGTCAGGTATGATGATATAAAAACTATTTATGCTTTTTTCGGCGCATTCGGGTGTTTCTATAAAAAAGTTACAAATGGATGCGAATGCAAATATTACGCAAGAATATTTAAGAAGTTAAAAAACAAAAGTGGGGGTGATTTAATTTTTGACGTAAACAAAACAGCATTTTCAAAAAATATATACGGTGATGACATTGCCCAAATAATTTTCACTGATAATGTGGATTTGTGTGGGAAAACTGATGAAAATGGCCGTGAAATATCTGAAATCTACTTTACTTCAATAAAAAGAAACGCAGGAAACAAAAAGTGGTACATAAACAAAGAGGTTGGTGATGAAAGTATTGAGTTCTCACATTGTTTTGGCCCGCTAACAAGTGGAATTGATTTTAGTGGCGTTGATATAAATGAAGAACCGTTTGACTATAACATTCACTATTTGCATAACATGGATAGTGGCGTGTGCATAGATAACATTCAGGCGGCAAACACTTTTTCTGCTTGGGGTGAAACTATATTAAATGGTATGCCAAAATATATAGAAAGTGGAATTACAATTGAAAATGACACATTCTACGGCGATATTGTGGAGTTCGATAGTTATGAATATGTAACTAACAAAATTGCTGATATTTGCCATAGGTTTAACACTATGCAAAGAGAGTCTTTTGACTTGAAATTCAGGGATATGTACCAAGATGTAATTATTCACGATGACTATGAAGTTGCTAACTTCCACAAGGTGTTCACTGTTGATACCTACTATTGTAATGATATAATAAATTCACTTCACAGCGTTGATGATACAAGTATAACAAATGATTATTTGATGTATTGTAATATACAGCCTGAAGGTTATTTTTATAATCCACATTTAAAAATACAATTAAAAGAATATGGTGATGTACAACATGCAAACGCTGAATATATTAACTATGATGAATATGAATTAAGAGGACAAAATGTAATTTATGTGTACAGGACTATAAATGGTGAGGATGTTCTTGTTGGAAAACGCTATATTTATGATTATTTTGACCCTGATTATGGTGAAAATAGTGAAAGGGTTCTTGGCACATCAAGTGAACCAGGCGGTGGTGAATTATATGTTGTTCATTTTGTTGAAGGTGTTGAGGGGTGTGTGTTGAAAATTAAGGTTCCAACTGATTTAGGATTCTTAAATGATGATTATGTTGCCGTGTATGACAAGGTTAGCGGCGATGTCTATTGGGGTGTGATAAAAAGTTTCAGGGACATGTATCTAACGATTTATTTCAATGATACTTGCTTTGATGATATGGATATTCTAAACCATTCAGCATATTTTGCTCCAAATAATGCAGAAAGAAGATTTTTTGTGTTTTGGTCTAAATACAGCGTTCCTTTCTACGCAAAGTTAAGCCTTAACAGCAAAGAGTTTTGTTGGAGGCCAATATTGAAGACATCTGAATTGGATAAAAATGACGATTTGGTTTCTTTACCTTTTTCAAATGGATGTATTTATGTACAAAAGAATTTGAATTTCTTCTTAAAGAGGCAGGACCCTTATGGGGAATATGGACTTAGTTATCCGTTGTACAAATACACACAACAAATGATTGCTAATCCGATGACTAAGTACGTCATTTACGGCTCAGACAAAATTGATTTGTCATACTTTGATTTTGTTATTAATAACGATTTAAACACTTGCTATTAATGGAACTTGTTGAAATAAATAATAAAACAGTCGTTTACGGATATGATGACTTGGAATATGAATATGTTCTTGAAAGAGACGGTGAACTTGTCATTAAATTAACAAATCGTGATTGTTATTTTATAGATGAGGGCGATATGATATATTTCAACAGGGTTGTTATTTATCAAGACAATGGCCGTGTTTCTTTTAGTGATTTTTCGAGGGTTAAATACGAAGATGAAGACCATGTAATCCATGCAACATTGCCAGGAACCGTAAAGTTCACGTTAAGCGATGATTTTTACGAGATAAAGCATGATGAAGAAAATCTTTTCCACATAATAATGCTTAAAAACGCTCATTATCTTTTTGGGCAAGATTTAGATGCGGCCCCTCAAGAGGTTTATTTTAAATCAAGTGATGGTACTTTGCTTGCAAGTTGTAGCGGCGTGTTTCCTTTGAACCTTTATAGACAGAATATGGGTGCTCCATCTGAAGATGAAACTATACTAACATCTGAATTGGTGAAAGAGGATTGCATTGTTAGTACTGATAAAGAGAAAACTTGTGGAAAAACTTATGACTATGTAGAAACAAGGCATTATTGCTTTGCTCCTGCTTGTGAAAGTTCTACAAGTTTCATATTGACTGACTTTGATGAACTATTGTGTCAAGACGCTAAGTTTATTGAATTTAAATTTAATCCATATTATTACTATACAATTGAACTTGGTGAAAATGAAGAGCCGATTGAGTTCGATTCAAACAATAACCCTATAAGGCATTGCCATTTTTACGGGGATAAATGGTTTGATTCTTTCCATGACACAACAACGGTAAAATATGTAAATGATGGCGTTAATTTGAACAAGTTCTACATTGACAGGTCTTATTACATGGTTGATGTTGCTCTTTCAAGCGATTCAAATGAATCAAATCTTGGAACGGAAGACTTTTTCAGTGAAGAATTTTCCAAAAAAGTAGAAAATTCATTGATACCTGATTTTATTGACATGGAGCGTGTTAAATATGCGCCTTTTGAACAAGTAAGTGATGATGTGTATTACCCAATCACATCAATAAGCATATATAATCACTTTAGGGAAAGAATGGTGGTTGACCCTGAAAACAACACAAATACACTTTCAACAAGTGGTAATGTGTATTATGACGGTTGGTATATTGATACCGACAACAACTACGACATTTATTGGAATGGCTTTGGCAATGAAAGTATTGCATCGTTTATTGAAAATAATGGGTTTAAATCTGATTTAATAGGGTTCCTTAATTTCACTGACAATGATATTTTCTACAGAAAGAGTAAAGTAAGCAAATCATTCTTTAGGTTTTCATACTATAATTCTACAGACCCAATAGAGCAAAAACTTTTGTATTATTCAACTGTATTTCTTGACAGTACTGAATTGTTCTGTAAATTTTTAAAACAAAGGGCGTTTATAGAAGAAAGTGACCCTTCTGATATTGAGATTAACGAAATTGCTTTGGGAAACAATAATGTAAAGACTGTTTTTTGTGAAAATGAAGATGTCGGTTGCAGGCTTGATACAACTCTTACAATAACAAATGAATATGACAAAGAAAGGTGTTCAGAGGGCTTTAATATCTATCTGTTTGCGGATGATATTCCCGATGGAAATACGGAGAAAACTATTTATATGAGAGTTGAATTTAACCATGCAGGAAACGGAAAAACAACCCCGATGATTGTAATGCCTACTGATGTTCCGTTGACAATGGAAAATTTCATGGAGCATCTTTATATACCGATAACAATAAAGAAATATAACGACAAATACATCTATACAATTGACAACGGTGTT